AATAGGTCAATAAGACAACGCTCGTCGTCCAAAAGGACAAACGAGCATCCATATAGGTTAAGAAGATAATGCTTGCCCATTTATTAAGGATTCTCCTGCGCTTCTTTAATCAATTCACTCACATATGTTTCAGTACCATCCATATTCTTAACCTCAAAAATTGTAGACCTTTGATATTTTTTAATTTTTTTATATTGCTTTAGAAGTTTTTTTACTTCATCTTTGTAAATAGAAACTTCAATTTTTTCTTCACTAAATCCTTCACTCATCTTTTTTTCTTTTGCTCAGGTTGTTTATATCCCCACAGTTTGGGATTCACTCTTCCATATCCAAAATCAATCTTTTGAACTGCACCAGGACCATATTTGTCATAATACATGTCAAATAAATTTACTCTCTTTGCAGTCCTGGTCAAATCAAGGTACTCTTCTCCATCGACAATATACCAAATCAAATAAGCATCATTTGGAAGTGAAGAATCTTTGGCTTTAGACAGAGTTGTTTTTTCTAGAAGAATTTCACAACCATACTCATGAGGCAGAACAATTTTTTGATTTTCTGAATAGTCTGCCATTTTTACATCTTCTCCAACAACTGCTGTCATGAACGACCTCCCCATTGAATATCGGGGTATGCCTCTTTAACATTTTCAAAACTTATCTTATATTTATTTGTAAGTTTTTTATCTTTTGTAAGAATTACCACTTCTGCTTCTTTTGGATGCAATCCTTGAAGAAGGTTAATAAACATCATTTCTCTACGAATTGTAGAAAGACTTGCATTACCTCCACGAACATAATGATAAAGATTCTGATACTCTCTGCGAAGAGAAGTGCGACCTCTACCATCCAAATCTTGTCCAGTAGCTGAAGCGCCTCCCGATGCTTCCTTCACAAGATTTTCCGAAAGTGTTCCCGAGTAAACAGATTGTTCATCAGCATTTCCATACGGAACATCACCTTCAGGAAGAAGGGAAATAACTGACTCATCAAAATTCCAAATAAAAATACTCTTTAAAGAATCATGCTCATAAGTCTTTAAAACTTCAATTTTTTTTGCGTTACTTCTTTGCTTTGAAGCAAGTTCTAAAACCTCAAAAACAAAAGGATTTGTTGGAAGAGTTTCGATTGGTTTTTCATTCGTCGTCTTCTTCTTCGTCGTCGTAGTCGTAGCCATAATCGTTTTCAAATCTCACTGCTAAAATTTCGTCTGGTATTACATTCCCATTAACATCAAACATCTCTGGGTGTGTATAAACTGGTTGAGTTTGGTAGAAGTGTTCTTTTGCCAACCATCCTACTACTCCTCCTACAAAAAAGAACATGATTGAAACCAATGTTCCTATGGTTAGAGTTACTGCTAGCATTTGTCTTCTCCAGAGAGTTTTATTTTTTCCTTATGTCAAAGTGAAAATCGATAAAGAAATGAAACTCTCTTCGGAAGAGAGAGATCATTTTACCAAACTTCACTTGAAAAGTTTTCGGTCTGTCTGATCTTCTCCTCCTATTGCGTAGTAATAACTCAACACCCCGATTAATTTGGGGTTCTGATTTATTTAGTTTGCTTCTTTCGCCGCCCTGGTCTTTTGTCATAGCTGTATTTTTGGGCATCCTCTAATATACCATGAAGGTAATTTCTAATTTTTCTTGCTTGTGGTTTAGGAATGTGCCCATATCCCTCACGAAGTTGTTTATGCATTTCATCAGAACCACCTTCAAGATACTCGTCAAGATCTATCACTAAATTGCTAATTTCAGTAGCTGTTGAACTTTCAATAAATCCATCAATCTCAACTTTTTTCGTTCCACGAACTTTTAGATAATCATAAAATTTTAAAACAAATTGGCCATTAAAAGCATAATCAATTGCTTTTTCAACATCAGTAAAAACTTCGTGAAAATTGTTATCCATTAAACTAGGTTTTGCTCCTTAAGATACTGAACAGTGTCTGTACAACCTCCAATATGCTTTTCATTTACAATAACTTGTGGGAAAGTAGAGCCTTGCCCGAATTCTTCATAAAATTCTTCTCTGGTAAAATCTACACCAAGTTTATAAACTACATGCTGTAGTTCAGATAACTCTAGCACCTGCTTAACTTTTGTGCAATATGGACAACCGTCTTTCGAATAAACTGTAAACTTCATAATTCTTTATAAACTGAAAGTTATTTAGCGTTAACTGGAATTCCTTGACCTTCGGGAAGCCATACTTGCTGCTGAAGTTCTATTGGAGGTAGTTCTTCTTTTGCTGCTGGCAGTCCCTGTTGTCCTGGAAGTTGTTTGTCTGTTGTTGATGTAACCGTAATCACTTGGTCCATAATAAATTTCTGCTTTCGATAAGTTCTCTTATCAGGAGCAAAACTAACCATCAATAGTGCGTCATGTTCTTCACCACAGTGAGCGATTACCCTACCTGTGGTTTTGTCTGTCACAACCCAATAATCATGTGTCATTATTTTTTACTTTGTTGCTATTTCCGTTGTCTGAAATTTTTCTGAAAGAACCGTCAAATTTATTATCAACTACGGTATTGTAATCTGCAAAATCTCTATTGTCAATACTGCTACCGAAAGGATATCCAGCATCATCTTCACAATAACTTCTATTGCCATTACGAGAACTTAACCAGATACCATAACTATCCCAAGAAAGTCCTTCCAGATTGAATTTATTACCTGAAATAGTATTATGTTGCGGGGATTGATGTCTTACAGTTCCACCCTCTCCACAATTTCGATAAAGATAAATCCCACCCTTAATAGCTTGCTCAAAAGTATTATTCAAAATCTTATTGTAAGCAGACCCATCAACAGCAATCACTTCTCTCATGTTGTATTGTGGAGTTACATCAAAGACACTATTTTTAATGGTATTGAATCCACTTTCAGTATCCATGTAAATTACAACAGTATTAGAAGTACCAGTGAATTTTGTATCTTCAACTGTAACTTTAGTTGTACCTGGACCAATATAAATTGGAATTCTCTGAACTCCCTCTATTTGTACATTAGAAATTAGGATATTAGAAGGTGCTGCTTCTTGTGCTCTTTGAGTATGACCTTCTGTTTTTGAGGATTTATTCACTCCTTCAGACTCGCCATTAAATCCAAGTCCAACGGTACGAATAGAACCTTTTAGTTTGCAATTTTTAATTGCAACATTCTCTACTTTATTTTTCTTGGAAGAGATTATACGAATTTCTGTGTTCTTTCCAGAATTGAATTCCTTTCCTTTACAGTCAATCGTAGTTCCACTCTTATCAATAGTAAAGACTTCATATGGAATCGGTTCTGGTTTTGGTTCCTTGCAAGAAACTAGAAGAAGAGGAAGAAATGCAAGAAGATGTTTGAGTTTCATTTTTCTTTATAGCGTTGAAAGTATATAAATTTGGCCATGTATCTCTTACAATCTCTGCGAGTTTATAAGGTGTCTCAGAAGTAATCATTTCAATATCTTGATGGTGTATATTCAAGGTCTCCTAGGATATCTTCTAACATTGTACCATACTCTTTGAATCTTTTGTCGCCAGCAATAAAACATCTTTGACGCATCCATACGGCATCAGCCAGAAGTTTTACTTGGTCTTCTGTAAGTGTTAAGGTTTTCATTTATAAAAAGCAACCTCTTTATGTATAAAATCGCTAGTATCTAATATTCTTTCTTGGACGATAAGCAAATAGATTGGTTGGTTTGGGTGGTTTCATCCACTCTTCTATGATATCAAATTTTTCTTCACAATAAAAATCTTGCTGAACATACCACAATTTCCAATGGTCATGTCCTTTAGATTGATTGCAAGATTTACAACAACATACTACATTTCTTGTTATATCTAATCCACCTTTTGATTGTGGAATAACATGGTCCAGAGTCAAATCTTCTTCAGAACCACAATAAGCACATTTATGGTCCCAACTTTCTTTTATTTGTTTCCTCCATAATCGTTTTGCTTCGGAGTGACTTGTTGCATGTAGATTGAACAAGTATTCGTCAGGCGATTGGAGAGGTCCCATAAGTGCTTGCGACTTGTAGATATTTATTTTATCAGTAACGATAATGGTCTGTGAGTGATAGAAAAAACATAAACAAACCGAAGAAGATAAAGAAAAGAAGTATTCCAAGCATAAAAAAAGGAGTTCATAGAACTCCTTCTATTTATTTTTAGAGTGCGTTGCCTCGTGGTAGAACTTCCTCTGGGAACACAAAGTTTTCATGAGGTTGGTCTACTGGGGCCATCCAAGCACGAAGACCTTCATTGAGTAGAATATTCTTTGTATAGAAAGTTTCAAACTCTGGATCTTCCGCAGCACGAATCTCCTGAGATACAAAGTCGTAAGCACGAAGATTAAGAGCGAGTCCAATGATACCGATACTAGAGGTCCATAGACCCATGACGGGAACAAAGAGCATAAAGAAATGCAACCAACGCTTGTTACTAAAAGCAATACCGAAAATCTGTGACCAGTAACGGTTAGCAGTAACCATCGAGTAAGTTTCCTCCTCTTGCGTGGGTTCAAAAGCCTTAAAGGTATTTGCCTGTTCTCCATCTTCATAGAGAGTATTCTCCACAGTAGCACCGTGAATAGCACATAGCAGAGCACCGCCTAGGATACCTGCCACACCCATCATATGGAATGGGTTCAAGGTCCAGTTATGGAACCCTTGTAGGAACAGCAGGAAGCGGAAGATAGCAGCAACACCAAAGGATGGTGCGAAGAACCAACTAGATTGACCTAGAGGGTACATCAGGAACACGCTGACGAATACAGCGATAGGACCAGAGAATGCGATGGCATTATAAGGACGGATACCTACCAGGCGAGCAATCTCAAACTGGCGAAGCATGAAACCAATCAGGCTGAAAGCGCCGTGGAGCGCCACAAAAGTCCAGAGTCCCCCAAGTTGGCACCACCTGACGAAA